CCTAGAGTATATGCTCAAAATGATAATATAGCTTATCCATGGTTTGCTCCTGCTGGTGTAAATAGAGGTGTGTTGTCTACTGTGATTACAACTGAAAAAGTTTTAACACAATCAAATAGAGATTTACTTTACCAAAACAATGTAAATCCTATTGCTACATTCTCATCAAATGTTACTCCTGCAATTGTAGTATTTGGACAAAAAACATTACAAAAGAAAAAAAGTGCTTTAGATCGAGTAAATGTAAGACGTTTATTAATTGAATTAAAATCATATATTTCTCAAATTGCTGATTCTTTTGTATTTGAACAAAACAATCAAACTACTAGAGACCAATTACTAGCATCTATTAACCCATATCTTTCAGTAGTTCAACAACAACAAGGATTAACATCTTTTCAAGTAATAATAGATGAAACAAATAATCCACCATCAGTAGTAGACAACAATCAAATGGTAGGACAAATTTATCTTCAACCTACTAAATCAGCTGAATTTATTGTGTTAAACTTTAATATATTACCTACAGGTGCAACCTTCCCTCAACAGTAATATATTTTAGAAAAAAAATTGATATTTATAATAAAAAGATAAAATGGCAAATTTCACAGTTTCTCCTGGAGTAGCAATTAGCGAAATAGATAACACGTTCTTAACAGGACAACCAGTTCAAGCAGGTGCGGCTATTATAGGCCCTACAGTAAAAGGTCCAGTTGAAAAACCAACTTTAGTAACTTCTTATTCGGATTTTCAAATGCTATTTGGAGATTCTTTTATTAGTGGTGGTAACGCTTATTCATATTTAACTTCAATTGCTGCCTACAATTATTTTAATTATGGTGGTAGTTCACTTTTAGTAGCCCGTGTAGCAACAGGTTCTTATACTTCTGCTACTAGTTCATTAATTCCAAATTATGTTACTTCTGCTTCATTTGTACTTGAAACCCTTTCAGAAGGAACCATTATGAATAATTCAGGTTCAGGAGCTTCAGGTTCATTACTTTTAGGAACTAAAGAAAATGTAAGATGGGAAATTACTAATTCAAATACTGGATCAGGTACATTTAATGTATTGATTAGACGTGGTGATGATACTGAAAATAATAAAATTGTTTTAGAATCTTGGAATAATGTAAATTTAGATCCTAATTCATCTCGTTTTATTGCTCAAGTAATTGGTGATCAAAAATTAAGCTACGATTCGTTTAATATTCAAATGGCTGTATCTGGAAGTTACCCAAATAATTCAAGATATGTTCGTGTAAAAGCTGTAAATTACACTACCCCAAATTACTTTGATGCAAATGGAATTGCAGTTTCTGCATATACCGCTTCAATCCCAGTAAATGGAAGTGGTTCTTTAGATGGTGCTTTTGGAGGTGCTACAGGAACAGTAAGCCCCATTGTTAACTTATACGATAAAATATCCACTAATACTCAAGGAGTAATGGGATATGACTATAATAATATGATTGCTTTATTTGGTAATCGAGAAGCATATCAATTTAACCTTTTATTTACCCCTGGATTATTAAACGATACTCATACATCTCAAATTACAAACATTATATTAAATACTCAAAACAGAGGTGATAATATGTTTGTAGCAGATCTAGTAACATATGGAAGTACAGTTTCTCAAGCTATTACACAAGCTCAAACTCGTGATACTTCATATGCTGCTTCATATTGGCCTTGGGTTCGCATTATCGACCCAGCAACAGGAAAACATGTTTGGGTACCCGCTTCAACTGTAATACCTGGTGTATATGCATTTAATGATAAAGTATCAGCTCCATGGTTTGCTCCAGCAGGTATTAATCGCGGTGGTTTAAGTACAGTATTACAAGCAGAACTAAAATTAACCCAAGCTAATAGAGATTCTTTATATTCTAATAACGTTAACCCAATTGCAACGTTACCAAAACAAGGTGTTGTAGTATACGGACAAAAAACATTACAAAAAGCTGATTCTGCTCTTGATCGTGTAAATGTACGCCGTTTGATGATTGAATTGAAAAATTATATCCGTCAAATTGCTGATACAGTTGTATTTGAACAAAATACACTTGCAACAAGAACTTCATTTTTAAATAGAGTTAACCCATATTTAGAAGGAATCCAACAAAAACAAGGATTATATGCTTTTAAAGTAATCATGGATGATTCAAATAATGGACCAGCAGTAATTGATCAAAATCAATTAGTAGGACAAATTTATGTACAACCTACTCGCACAGCTGAGTTCATTTCTTTGGATTTCATCTTATTACCAACAGGAGCCCAATTCCCAGGGTAAAAAGTTTAAAAATTGAATATTTATAATAAAAGAATTAAATAACACAAAATGGCAATTTTAGATTATTCACAAATATTTTTTACAGCGTTTGAACCAAAACAGTCAAACCGTTTTATATTAACTATGGATGGTATTCCTTCATATTTAATTAAAGGAATGGCTGCTGTTACATTATCTCAAACAGCTGTAGCTCTTAAC